AACCAAGCTCAAATATTTTGAGGCTAAAGGTTTTGACACAACGGCAATGTATCGCAACTATTTGGAAGAAATGGAAGCGGCTATTGCTTTGGATATGTCTGCGGCTAATTTGTCGTTTGCGCCAAGGCCAGGGACAATTTTAGTGGGATACGACAATATTCCCGATAGTGGTTATGGGGCATCACCGTAATGCCAAAAATTGCCCAAAGGACTGCCGCTAATGTAGCGAGTATTCCCGCGCCCGTTGGGGGTTGGAATGTCCGTGATTCATTAGCAAATATGTCACCAACTGATGCGGTGACGATGAATAATTTTTTCCCAACGGTTTCAAGTGTGAACTTGCGTGGTGGATATAGTAAATGGTCAACAGGGATTACAGGTCAAGTTGAAACGCTGATGGCGTATGAAACGGGTACTGTAAGCAAGTTGTTTGGGATTGCGGGCGGCTCAATTTACAATTGCACAACCCAAGGTGCTGTTGGCGCTGCTGAAAAAACGGGGTTAACTAATAGCCGTTTTGAGCATATTAACGTCACAACTGCGGGGGGCAGCTTCCTCTATGCTTGCAATGGAGTGGATGACCCATTGCTTTATAACGGCTCAACTTGGGCAAGCATTAACGGATCAAGCTCACCAATTGCAATAACGGGCATAACCACAAACAAATTTAACAACATTACATTGTTTAAAAACCGTGTGTGGTTTATTGAAAAAGAAAGTTTAAAAGCATGGTATTTGCCTACTAACTCAGTTGGTGGCGTTGCCGAGGTTTTAGACTTGAGTTCTATTGCCCGAATGGGCGGCTACATTGTTTCTCTTAGTGCATGGACAATTGACGCTGGTTATGGCGTTGACGATAACCTTGTGTTTGTAACGTCACAGGGCGAGATTATTGTTTACCGAGGCACAGACCCCTCATCTGCAAGCACATGGGCTTTGGCGGGCGTTTGGAAGCTAGGAGCGCCTGTTTCTAGGCGTTGTTTGTACAAATATGGTGGCGACCTACTGATTCTTAATTTAGACGGTTTATTGCCATTGGCTTCAGCGTTGCAATCAAGCCGACTTGACCCAAGGGTTAATTTATCTGACAAGATTCAGGGCGCTATTAGACAAGCAACAACGCTATATCAAAACTCATTTGGTTGGGCTTTAATTTATCACGCCAAAAACAGTGCTTTGTGGATCAATGTGCCTGTTGGCCTTGGTACACAAGAGCAATTTGTGATGAACACCATTACAAAGTCATGGACAAGATTCACGGGATGGAGCGCTAATTGTTGGGAAACATTTAACGACAATCCTTATTTTGGCAGCAATGGTTATGTTGGTTTGGCGTGGGAGGGCTACGTTGACGATATAAACGACATCAATGCAGATTCTTTGCAAGCGTTTAATTATTATGAAAGCCGTGGTGTAAAGAAATACTTTACAAGGGCAAGACCATCTATTTTTACAGATGGAAACCCCGCTATTTTGGTTGGTATGAATGTTGATTTTGACGTTTCAGACACAACAGGAAGTTTGAATTTTAGCCCAACCACTTATGGTTTGTGGGACACATCTGTGTGGGATAACTCATTGTGGGCGGGCGGCACAATTATTACGAACAATTGGCAAGGCGTTACAGGCATTGGCTACTGTGCGGGTATTCAGCTAAAATCAGCATCACAGGGCTTGCAGATTGAGTGGGCCTCAACCGATGTGGTTTTCCAACAAGGATGGGCTGGCATATGAACGCAAAAATGGAAAGATTTGCAGATGTTTCAGCCGAGGCCGTCGTGCTTATTGGTAAACATTGGACTGAACTTTATGGCAATGCCAACCTAAAAAGTGATTTAGGTGGCATGATTGAGCTAGAAAGAACGGGCAATTTTGCATACTTTACTTTGCGCACCGAATCGGGTGAATTGGCGGGTCATGCGGGTTTTATGGTGTTTAGATCGCCTTTTTATGGCGCAATGCAAGCATTAGACGTTTTTTATTATGTACTGCCCGAGCATCGTGGCGGTCTTGGAATTTGCAAACTGCTCAAGTTAGCGGGGCAAATGCTCAAAGTAAATGGTGTAAGTCAAATCATGATTAGCCATAAGAAAAATCAAGATTTGAGCGTTTTGCTTCAAAGAGCAAACTATGAGCCATCAGGCGAAACATACGAATTTAAGGAATAAACATGGCTTTCTTATGCCCCCAACCCTCTGCACCCGCAACGCCTGATTATGCTGCGGCAGCGACTGCTCAAGGCACAGCAAACAAAGAAACTGCGCTTTTGCAAGGCTATTTAAACAACCCCAACATTAAAGGCCCGTTAGGTGGTCAAACCGTTACGTTTGACCCTATTACAAATCAACCAACGATTACGCAAAATTTAACAGGAACGGCACAAAGCACGCTGGAAGCACAGCAACGAGTTCAGAGAGATATGGCAAACCTTGGTGAAAAAGGTCTTGCAACTGCATCAAATGTTATTGGCACACCATTTCAATATACAGGGCCAGCGGGGATTTTTTCGCTTGCTGATTCTGGAAAAATAGCGGGTGCGCCTGATTTAACCAAAATGGGTCAAGCTCAAGGTTCAATGTTTGGCTTTGGTGGAACTGCTAGTGGCATGGGTTCTTATGGTACGGCAACGGGTAATGTAACGGGTGGTCAAGCACTAGGTACTGTTGCTAATCCACAAGCTAATGCTAATTTTCAAGGTGGTCAAGCCCAAGGCGCAATGTTCGGCTTTGGTGGATCAGCAGCGGGTGGCGTAGCAGGCCCAAATTTGCAACAAAGTTATAGTGGTTATGGAACTGTCCAAGGTGCGCCTGATTTAAGTAAATTAGGTTCTGCTTCATCAATTGGCGCAGATAAATATGGATTAGCGCAAGGCAATCTTTCAGCGGGTCAATATGGGTTAGCCAAAGGAGATGTTACGGCTAATCAATACGGTTCGGCTGGCGGTATAAACGCTAAAGAATATGGTCAAGCAGTAGGCGGTGTTGCAAATGTTGATTTAACAAAATCTCTTAGCAATATTGGCACAATTAATCAAAACTTAGACGCTGCTAAGTATCTTTCTGATAATCAATTAGATTTGACAAATGTTGCCCGTATGCCTGTTAATGCGGGTACAACAGCGCAAGCGGCAATTATGTCTAGGCTTGCGCCTCAATTGGAACGTCAGCAAAAAGCTACGGCTCAAAACTTGGCAAACCAAGGTTTAGTGGCGGGCGGTGAGGCATACACTAATGCCATGCGAGATCAAAGCCAACAACAAAATGACTTGTTGACCCAAGCGGCTTTGCAAGGAATTAGTTTAGATACTGCGGCAAATCAACAGGGCTTTAATCAAGCCTTGGCAGCGGGTCAATATGGAAATCTTGGAGTACAACAAAACTTTGCTAATGCTTTAGCTGCTCAACAAGCACAAAATGCGGCTCAAGGTCAGGGTTTTAACCAACAATTGCAATCAGGCCAATTTGGTAATCAAGCGCAATTGGCAAGTTTTGGTGTTAATTTACAAAACCAACAAGCACAAAATCAAGCAATTGCCCAAAATTATGGTCAAGGTTTAAGTGCGCAACAATTGGCAAATCAATCGGTTGCACAAAACTTTGGTCAAGGGATAACGGCTCAACAAGCCGCCAATCAAGCAATTGCTCAAAACTTTGGTCAAGGCGTAACAGCTCAAAATGCCAACAATCAAGCTATTGCTCAAAACTTTGGTCAAGGCATGGCGGCATCTAATGCGGCAAATGCGGCACTTTCGCAAAATCAAAATACTGCATTACAACAACAAGCGGCTGCAAACCAAGCACAAGCACAACAATACGCCCAAGCGCAAGCTAATGCGCAATTTGCCAATCAAGCTCAATTATCAGGATTTGGTGCAAATCTGCAAAACCAACAAGCTAGTAATCAAGCAATTGCTCAAAATTATGGTCAAAACTTGCAAAGTCAGCAAGCCATCAATGCCGCAATTGCTCAAAATTACCAACAAGGCATGGGAACTCAAGCGGCTCAAAATCAAGCGGCTGCCCAAAACTTTAGTCAAAATGTAACCAATCAGCAACTTGGAAATCAAGCAACACAACAGAATTTCAACAATGCAATGGCTACTCAACAGGCTCAAAACCAAGCAATTGCACAAAACTTTGGTCAACAATTAGCTGGAACGCAATTAGGTAATCAAGCTATTAACCAAAATTACCAACAGAATTTGCAATCACAGCAAGCGATCAATCAAGCACTTGCTCAAAATCAATCGGTTGCCGCACAACAACAACAATTGGCTAATGCCGCACAACTTCAACAATACAACCAAAATCTTACAAGCTCGCAGTTTAGTAACAATGCGGCTTTGCAAGATTTACAAGCAAAATTGCAATTACGCAATCAACCTTTGAATGAAATCACGGCTTTGATGAGTGGTTCACAGTTGCAGATGCCGCAGTTTCAAGGTTACAACCCAACGAATATTGCCCCCGCCCCCGTGTTTGCGGGTGCGCAAGCGCAAGGTGCGGCTGATATGCAAAGATATGGCATTGCACAATCGGGTGCTAATGCCACGACAAGCGGGTTGTTTAGCCTTGCGGGTGCAGCAATGTCGGATCGAAGACTTAAATCAAATATTGAACGCATTGGCACTCACAAACTTGGAATCGGTCTTTATGAATATGATATTTTGGGGGAACGTCAACAAGGCGTAATGGCAGATGAAGTTGAAAAAGTCATGCCTGAAGCCGTTTTGATGCACCCAAGCGGTTACAAAATGGTCAACTACGGTTTATTGAACGGGTAAAAACATGGCTAATCAATACGAACAATTTAATGTTGCCAACCCTTATCAGTTGCAACAACAAGAGTTGGATAGACGCCAAAAAATGGCTGAGATTCTGCAACAACAAGCATTTGAGCCTGTTCAAGCGGGTTCATACCAAGGCATCCAAGCCCCAATTAGCCCCGTTCAAGGTTTGGCTAAAGTGCTTCAAATGTACTTGGCAAACAAAAACCAAGAAGGTATAAAAACAGAGCAAAAAGCCTTGGGTGAGCAATACCGTGCGGATACATCGTCTGACATTCAACGATTGATTAAAGGTTTGCAAGGCCAAGCGGCTACGCCTGAAATGAGGCAAGAGCCAACAGCAGGGGATTTTGCAGATAATCCAAACCTTGCGTCAACATTTGCGCAGATGATGCCTGACCAACAAAAAGCGTTTACTATGCCCGCTATGCCCGCAAAAGCAGCGGGCGTGCTTGATCCATTGTTGATTGGCGAATTTAAAACGCCTGGTATGCAACAACAAGCCGCAAATATGTACTTGAGCCAACTTGCACCTAAAGCACCGTTGATTCTCAAAGAAGGTGAAATTGCATACAACCCAACAACATACGCAGAAATGTTTAAAGGCGGTACAAAATCTCCTTTTGGCAATGTTAACCCCGCCTCGTTTACGCCTGGTAGTCTGAAAGCATTTAGCGCTGGTGGTGGCAAAGACTTCTCCCTATTAGTCCCCGCAGTTGGTGCAGATACTCAAGCAAGATTAACGCAAGATGCACTACAAAATGCGGCAAGATTGAAACAAGAGCGTGAAATTTCTGATCGTGCATTTAATGGTTTAAGTGCAAATCAGAAGGCGTCTCTTGCTAATGAAGGTGCAAGACTTAATATCAGTGCGGCTGATCTTTTCTTTAACACGGGAATGAAAGCGGGCGGTGCGCCAAATATGGCACAGCCTATGGCTCAACCCGTTCAGCAACCTATGGCGCAACCATTTGCACAACCCGCTATGCAAGCGCCTATGCAAGCGCCAGCACCTATGCAAGCTAGACCTGCGCCTGTAGCGCCAAATTTAGCCTTGGCTGCCGCCTTGTCTCCAAGGGCGCAACAAGAAGTTCAAATTGCTCAACTGAAAAACCAACAAGAAGCGGCACAAGGATTGCCGCAAGTTTTGCAACAAGGTCAGACTTTGATTAGTACAATTGACCAAATGATTGGCATAAAAGGTGCAGATGGCAAAGTCATCATTCCTGAACACAAAGGTTTGAAAGATGTTGTTGGTACAACCATCCCATTTGAATACAAGCCATTCCAAGGCGGTACGCAAGGTGCTGACTTTAAAGCCATGTATGACCAAGTTAAAGGTGGTGCTTTCCTTGAGGCCGTTCAACGCATGAAGGGAAGTGGCGCAATTTCCGAGATTGAAGGAACTAAAGCTACAGCCGCATTGACAGAAGCCTCAACAGCGCAGTCTCCTGATGCGTTTAGAAACGCAATGTCAAGGTTTAGAAGTGCCATTCAAACGGGCATGACTAACGCCTCAACCAAAGCGGGTAAGGCAAGAATTCCGACCTACAATCCCGAAACAGGAAGGGTTGAATAATGTCTGAAGCATTTAAAACTGTAGAAATCCCAAATTTTGGGCCTGTTAACTTTCCCGTCACCATGTCGGATGACCAAGTTAATGCTGCAATTTTTAAGATCACGCAAGCCCCAACATCTCAACCCGCTGTAGATAGAACGGTTGAATCCCCCGCAATGGTGCAAGGCCGCCAAGCTGACTTGTCAATGCCAAGCAAAATGGGTTTGGCAGCGGCTCAAGGTTTAACTTTTAACTTTGCACCAAAGATTGCGGGTGCGGGCGCAGCGGGGATGGACATCTTGCAACGTGGTTTTGATTCCACTCCGACCGAAACTTACGCAAATACCCGTGATTACATCAAAGGCGTAAATGAGCAATTTAGGGAAACCAACCCTAAAACGGCATTTGCAAGTGAGGTAGTTGGTGGCTTGCCACTTTTGCTCACACCTTTGGGAATGACAAGCAAAGCCAAGCAAACGGCAGACGCATTGTCAGCGGCACAAAAAATGTCAATGGCTGCAAAAATGGCGGGTACGCAAGGCACTATTTC